CTGTTGGTAACGTTTTTACGTCACAGTCTAAGTCTATATCGAAACTATCGCCTGGCAATGCCACTTCGCTCATAAATGGCACTAACGTTCCACTTGCCATTGAGCTTCTCCATATATATCCTAGATCGTGTGTACTTCTACTATAGTTCTTTAGACTTATTTCTTGTTTATTTCCGGAGCCTAAGCGATCTCCTCCTAATTCTGTTTTCATACTTTTTCTGTTTTTAATTGTTGTTTTTGTTTATTTGTTATTTCGTTTAATACCATTATTACCTGTATTACTCTATTCCATGTTATTTTTTCTAGTTCTCTTTTTACTTTTCTTCTATCATTTCTTATTTCTGTTAGTCTATATTGACCCATTGCTCCCCAACTTTCTCCGTTTTTTGTTATCACTTCAAACGGGCTATCCTTTATCTCATCTCTTTCTATTAGTTCTTCTTTAGGTCCAGAATCTTCCTTGTTTACTTTCTTCGCATTCGGTTGTAATTTTCTTACTTTTGTGTCTTCCATTAGTTTCGTATTTAGTTGTTGTTTTTAGTTTTATATATTCTCCGTTTTCTAGTTGTCTTTTTACTATTATTTCTCCTGTTTCTCTATCTACATACACACTTTCTGTGTTCCATATCGGTTTTTCGTATTCTCTTTTCTCTTTTCTGCTTGCTCTTAAGTGCTTGTATAATTCTAAATTGTATCCCATTCATTGAGTTATTAACATTTTTCGTGTTATTCCTCAACTCTCTGGTTATTTTGTCCTATAATTTATAGTATGTTAACCTGCCAGTTTTCTTAACACTTTATTCACTTACTTATAACAAATTTTCTTATTATTTGTTAATTTCTTTTCTAATATACAACTTTTTTTTTTATTACCAAATTCCGTTAGTTCACTATAAGGATTTTAATAGGCTTACTCTACGTTTCAGCTGTTTAGCGTGGCCTTTTCCATATAGTTTCTCATATCTTTCTATCTTCTTTAAGTTCCTTCTTTCATTTTCATATCTCTTTAACTCCCAATTCTTTTCATCATCTCCATATCCTAATCTTTTATTCTTAGCTCTTTTCACTTCTAGTAATCTATAATATTCTTCTTCTCCATTACTTATATCTACTTTTACTCCATTTACCCATCTTTCTTGTTTATCCAATTTCTCTATCCATAGTTTCTCTTTCTCGTCATCCGTATATATCTTATTTCTGTAATATATCGGTAATCCTAATTCTATACCTGTTCTTGTTTTATATGTTTCTATCGTTCCTCCCTCTTTTTTATACTCATTCCTCTCGATGTCACTTCTCTTTGTATAGTTCCTTCCGATCCCTTTACTTGTATATATCTTACTTGTATATTCCTTATGCGCTCTGTCGACTTTATTAACATACTTTACTATATAGTTTATCGTCTTTTCATTCACATATTCTCCAATCCATACTTTCCCATAACTCCACTTCTTCTCTATCTCCTTCACTTCGTCTGTCCATAACAAACCATGCATATGCACTCTCTCCGTATTCTGATGTCCTAGTTCTGTTATTAGCCAATGTCTTATGGTTTTTTTATATTTCTTTCTCCATCTTTCAGTAAATCTTCTTACTGCTATTCTACATACTTCATTATCTCTATCGTATCCTGTTATTCCTTTTATTTCACTTTCTAGTTTATTCAACCCGCGTTCACTGAACGTCAAAGTCACAAACTTTGCGTTTTGATTAACGCGTATATCTTCCTGCAATCGTACTTGCCACTCCCGGGATTTTTGTTTTCTGCATTCTATACACTTTCCACACCCTACGGGTACACTCAGTACTCTGTTATCCTTAACTTCCGGTACTATCCCTCCATTCTTCTTGGTAACAGTATACTTTCTGTTCCTTATTAATCTCGGATATAAGCACATTCTGTTCTATCTTCTTCTTCTATGTCTTCTTACTCTTCTATGTCTTGCCATTTTATTTATTATTAATTATTCTTATTTCTCCAATCATCCCATCCAAATGATATTACTTTTCTTGCTTCTTCAGGACTTACATTTATTATCCATTTTACTGCATCATATAGATCTACACCTATTCTTTTCAGCCCTTTTATTATTCCGTAATCTGATGGTGCTAAATCGTGTTCTTTAAAATAGTTTTTGTCTATTTTTCTTATTTCTGTTTCTACTTCTATTTTTTCTTTTTCTGATACTTCTTTACTTGTTGTTGCTATTATTCTCTTTTTCTCTTCTGATAGATTTTTTATTCTTGCATTAATCTCTTCCACTTCTTTACCTAGTTTTCCTGTTCTAGCTTCTGATTCACCTTTTTGATATCCACTTATTGCTTCCGCTTCTGCATTATTTTTATTTGCTTGTGATTGCATCATATCTATTTGTGCTTGAGCTGTTAGCATACTAAAATTTCCTTGTGCTCCTGAGTCTGGCTTTTGTCCTCCTGCTGCACTTCCTCCACCTTGACTTCCTGTCGTTCCTGGTGCTCCTGCACTTCCATACATTAATGCTGGGTTTAATCCCGCTGCTTTCATATGCTCTAATTGAGCTTTATAATTCGTCTTATTCCACATATCAAATTGCAAATCATGTCCGTATTTGTCTAACATTTTTTGATATTCAAATTGTCTATTTTGAAAATATTTGGCATCTCTTCTTGATCTGTCGTATTTTCTTTGTTCGTCTATTGTGTCCCACATTTTCCAAATTGCTCCGCCGGCTCCGCCGCTGCCGCCGCCGCCGCTCATCATTCCCATTTGTCCACTTCCTCCAAAATTGCTCATAATTTCTATTTTTTATTTATTTTTCGCGCTTTTTTAAAGCGATTCTAATCCCTTGATATATAAGAACAGATGCGTACCACCCTTGTTTAATTAGGGGGGGAACTAATAACCCCCCTAATCTTACTTAGCTTTAGCTGTGCCTTCTGTTGACTTAGCTTCGCTAACCTTCTTCTCTGCCTTAAGTTCTACGACCTTTCCTTTTTCTTCTGTTTTATCAGTCTCTTTTTCTTCCTTTAGTTTTGCCTTATGATCTCTTCTTGCCTGTGTTGTTTTACTTACTACATCCATTGCCTCTGTTGCTATTTCCCATCTGTCAGTTCGTATATTATACGCTGCTTTCACACCTTCTTTTCTCTCTGTATATATTGCTGGTGCTCCATCACTTATCGGATCCTTACTACTTACTATTCTCTCGATCTTCAGCTCTATTGGTTCTCCTTCAACTGTTTCTACACTTTTTATTTGGCTTTTTACTGCTTTTTTATATCTATATCCCATGGCTTATAAGTTTGGTATTACTTTCGCACTCATTTTTCTTCTAGCTGTTATTTTGTTACTTATTTGTACCCAAAAATTCTGACTATCTAAGTTCGTTTGCGCGAATATATTATTATACTTACTTGGATCTACATATGTTGTTAGATCTTCTATTCCTCCTCCTGATTCTTGATCATATCTTCTGTTTAGTGTCATAAACATTTCTCCTGGTGCTCCAGTATCATTTCCTACTACATTTGCAAAGTTTCCTCTACATTGATTTACATTTGTCATATAGTTTATCCATGCTGGTTGTTTTCCTGCTGTACTATATGTTACATTTCCGCCTGCATCTACTACTGTATCAAACCAAGCCATTTGATCTGTTATTAGATCTTCAAATCCTATTTCATCTAATGCTGGTTTATGTAAATCATTCATACTCTTTAGGTTTACGTCCCATTTATTCCCCTGGCTATAATCTATCCTTGGTGTTATACTTACTATTCCCATTATATAACTTGGCTCGCTTACTTTTATTCTTACTCTTCCGCCTTTGTCTTTTCCAGTTAATCTTCCTCTTCCTGCTAGTGTTCCTAGTGGTTGTTCTGCTCCACTTTCACCTGTCACATTTGTATCTGCGTTACTTACTACTTCCTCGAACGCTAGTTCTTTTATTAGACTTCCATGATATACTGGACTTTCACAGCTTTTACTTCTCTCATGCGTATATACTGCATCTAGCCAATCATCATAACTTCCTCCACTTATTGCAATTCTATTTAGCATATTATATACTTTATTTGCTAGGTTTAATGCATCTATTGTAAATTCATCGCCTGTTGTATCTACTGCTGTTACTTCAGCTACTCCGCCTGTTCCATCTATCCACTCTGTACTTATCCAATTATTAAACAGATCACTTTGATATGTTTTAATTCCTAATCCTTCTTGAGTTGCTAACTTAACTGCTGTGTCTGTTGATGCTCCTACTTTTAATCCTAAGTTGTATGGTTCAGGACTATTAGTTCTATCTACTATAAATGCTGTTGCACTTCTTACGTCTTCTAGTATATCCATTCTCATTCCATCTATATTCTCTAGGTCAAATTCTGTTAATTGTGGCTCTCCTAGTCCTTGACTTATTGTATTTCCTACTTCATCACTTGGTGTTACATTTTCCCAATCTGTACTTCCTAATATTCCTAAGTATCCACTACATTCTATTACAAATTCACCACCTACACCGCTTACATCTTCTGGTACTACTACTGTACTGAATAATTCTTCTGGTGTAAACGTTGTTCCATCTACTTCTATTTTCACATCACTTGCTATTGGTGTTCCGTATGCTGTTGCTGTTCCACTATTCCATTTCAATGTTACTGCCATGCTAGTTTCTACTGTTCCGCCACCTGCAGGGTCTGTATCTACTGCTTCTGCGCTACCTGTTATATCTACATTTACTGTTCCTGCTGCATTTGTTGTTGTTACTATTACATCTACTATTTCAAATTCATTATCCATGTTTGCTGCATGTATTACGAATCCTCTTTCCTCTTGTTTATTTGCATAGTAATTTTTATATATATCTCAATATCCTAAATAGGGTATTGCATTAAAATATCTTTTTGTCCAGCCTGCGCTTCCACTTGTTAATCTTCCACATCCTCTTATATTTAAGTAACTATATATACTACTGCTATTTACTTGGTCATTATCTCCACCATCTGGGTTGTAATATGCTTCCATTTCTATTTGTGGTAATAGTACTTCACTCATATCCATTCCTATATTTAACATATTCATATGCAATTTCCC